TCACCTAGAGATGATCAATTCGCCGGCACTGCCGGCATGCGGACCCCCTGCAACCGTGTAAGTCGTTTCGACCTCCAGAAAGGTGAAGCCGGCGAAGATTTCTCGCACCTCCGGCGTGTCATTCAAGCTCAGGAGGAACTGCCCTTTCAGGCTCCTGAGCCTGTCTGCCATCAACGTGAAGTCGGCGCGAGTGAACATGCCCTCGCCGTAGTCGCCCTCGCAGCCGTAGTAGGGTGGGTCGAGGTAGAATAGCGTCCCCGGCCGGTCGTAGCGGGTGAGGAAGTTCGCCCAGGGGAGCCGCTCGATGATGACGCCGGCGAGCCGATCGTGCAGGGCCTCGAGGACCGGCCCCAGCTTCGTAACGTCAAATCTTGCGGGGCCGCTGACCGTCACGCCGAAGTTCCGGCCGGCCACCTTTCCGCCGAAAGCCAGGCGCTGGAGGTAGAGGAACCGGGCCGCTCGCTCGAGATCCGTCATGGTCGACGGGTCGGTCCGCATCAGCCGCTCGAAGCCGGCGCGAGTCGTCAGCTGAAAGCGGAGCATGTCCATGAACGGCACGTAGTGGCGCTGGAGGATCCTGAAGAAGTTGGACACGTCCTCCGACCAGTCGTTGATGACCTCCCCTCGGGGCCGTCGATCGCGGCGGAGGAAAACGCCTCCCATGCCGACCATCACTTCCGCGTAGATTTCGTGAGGCATCGTCCCGATCAGGGCGACAAGGCGGCGGGAGAGATTGCGTTTGCCGCCGATATAGCCCGCGGCGGGGCGGACAGGTTGAACAGGCTGCAGCGCCGCTGCAGCGGGGTTTATTGGACTCGACTCCACTAGTTGGCTTTCCTTACGAACCGCCGGCCCGTGCGCGGGTGGCGGGGTGATTCCGGCTTGGTACGGCCGGATCATGGCGGGTCTTTTCCGCCGGCTCGGAGCGTTAGCGCGCTCCGGCCCCCGCCTCACGGCGGGGAGTTTCAAGGTCGTTGCAGGGATCATTCGGCATCGCCTAGCGGCGAGCCGGAGACCAGCTGGTGCGTGGCCTGCATGGCGCGCACCTCAGCCTCGTCCGCCCAGGCCAAGCTCTCAACGGGCATCGGAGCGCCGTCGCTAGTCACCTTGACCACCGCCTTCAACCAGCGGCCGTCTGCCGTTCGCCTGAGTAGGATCCGCTGGTCGCCCTGCAGGAAGACTAGGTCCGGCGCCGCGCCGATCTCCGGCAACTGACGGAATTGGCTCGGACCAATGTCGGGCGTGGCGAGCCTATGAGAGCGGAAAGTCCCGCCTGAGAGGGTTGCCGTCAGGGACGAGGCGCCGAGGAGCTCCCGCAGCTCCTGGTCTACGAGCATGACGGGGAAGCTGGTGTCCGGATCCTCCATCGCCTTTAGGAAGGCCGGAGAGTCCACCAGGTCGCGCAGAGCGGCGCGGGCGCCGCCCAGGTCCCGCCCGGCCTCGCGCTCGAGCGTCGCGGCCGCTTTGTCGGCGATCGCGCGCATGCTGGCCTTGCCGGGGTTGTAGGCGAAGCCGGGGTCGATCCCGGCCGGCACGATCTCGGGCTTCGTCGACCCGGCGCGGAAGAAGGTCTGCGGGGGCCCGGCCGGCGGCGGCTCCTTCGCCACGGTCCAGCCATTCTTCTTCAGATCCCGGTCGGAGAGCTGGATGACGGTGCAGCGGCAATTCCAGCCGCAGGGCGGGAAGTGGGTGTCCCACCAGGGGTGGTCGGCCGGAAGGATGACGCCGTGCCAGGCGCGGTGGAGCGGCCGGGTCCGGCGGTCCATGACGGCCGAGTAGCGGAGGTAGGGGGCGACGTCCTTCAGCTCCTGGATGCGCGCCCACTGGCCCGCAGCGCGGCTGATGCGGAGGTTCGTCGAGTAGATGGTCCGCAGCCGGCTCGGGCTGATGGTGACGGCCTCGTCCGTCCCGGTCAGCTCCCGGTCCTGGACGCGACCCCACCAACCGGCCCGCTCCAGGTCAGGGACGATATGGGCTTTCCACTGCTCGAAGGTGCCGCCGTTATGGATCACGTCCGCTAGTGAGGTGCGGATCGTCTCGAGGAGGTCCAGCTTCGCCACCTTGGCGACCGTGAAGGCGCGGGCGTGGTCCTCGTGCCACATCTCGCTCCAGCGGACGGACGTGCGGAGTTCACCGCGGGCGTCGAAGGCGCGGACCGTCTCTTCGGGAGGCAGGTTGATGACCGCGCCTATCTTCACTTTGTCAGCCATTACGCGGCCATCCTAACCACGAGATCGCCACCCCACTGGTCGGCCATCGCGTCGGCGATGCCGGAGAAAAAGCGGCTCCGCTCTCGTTGGCGATCAGCAGCTGCCATCCACCCGCTGACGCGATGAACCCGTTGCCAAGTCTCGCGCTCGGCCGCGTCGGACGGCGGCTTCAGCCAAGGCGTCGTCGGGACGAGGCGCGGCAGGTTCTTCAGCCAGAGACACGTCCGCTTGACCTCGCGGTGGCCGAAGTCGTGGGGCTGTACGCTCTGAGCGAATTCTCGATAACCGGCGATCCGCTCCTTGGCGTGGCGGTGCATGATCGGGTTTTCGACGGCGATCCGCTCGATCGGGGCATTCCAGAAGGTCGAGAAGAGGGCGGCGGCCTCGTCCAGCTCCGCCCACATCTGCTCGAGCGTCTTGTCGCGCGGCGGCTTGGTGTACCACCTCACCCCACTGTTGCAGAGGCGGGTGCAGGGCGGGTGCGCGACCATCAACAGATCCCACCCATCGCCGAGCAGCTCGGTTGCGTCGCCAACTATATGCCGATTGGTGCGATCCTCGGCGGGCTTGAGATCGCAGGACCAAGCATCGTGCCCGCGGGCAATGAAGGCATTCCGGACCGTGCCGGAGCATTCGCAGGCGACCAGAACCCTCATGCTGCGTCCGTCCGCCATGGGTCGGGGTGGAAGGCGGGACTGGGAGGGGAGCTTAGCCACGGCCGAGCAACTCCGCTCGAGTCGCGACCAGCTGGACAGATAGGCCCTGCCGAAGGTTTGCCACGGCCGCGGTCATCAACCCTGAGCGAAGCATATCCGCCGTTACGATAGCGAGCTTCGATCCGGCGAATCATGCCGCCAGGCGCGACCCAGGCAGCACAGTCTACTGGATCGCCATCATCGAACGCGAAGCCCAACTTTCGAAGGGCTTCGCCCACCTTGCTGCGGTTGCGTACGACAAGACGGCGCCAGTAGCGGGGGATGCCGCGTGGTCTCGGGATGCTGCTCACGCGGCGCCACCATCCGCGCCGGCCGCGGCCGCCATGCGGAAGCGAAGGCGCTGCGGGCGAGCGCCTCGGTGAAGGCGGCCTCGTCGTCCAGCTCGGCCGCGCGGGCGAGGATGGCGGCAACCTCCTCCTCGCTGCCGGCGGCGAGCAACTCGGCGAGCAGCTGCTCCACGATCGGTGCCATGCCGACCCGCCAGCCTTCCTCCGCCATAACCTGGGCGACGGCCTGGTCGACGATGTCTCCCGCCAAGGTGCCCTCGGCGAAGTCCGCCTCGTCCGGCGCCGGCAGAAGCAGCTGCTCCCGGCCGGTCGGGTTGCGACCCGGCAGAAGCGGCTGCTTGGGCTCCTCACGCACGTAGCCGTCGCCGTAGAGGTCGCGCTGGCTCTCCTCCGTGCGGACCCAGCCGATCTGAGCCAGCTTCGCGTCGGTCTCGGCCGCCGTGTTGGTGTCCTCCTCCTCCTCGACGAGTCGGGTGACGATCGGCGCCGCGACGTCGGCGCCGAAGTTGTAGTCGGTAAACCAGCGCGCGGGGCCGGCGGTGAAGCTGTCGGTCAGCAGATCCGCGTCGGCAACGACCAGCTCCTGCTTCACGCCCGCCTGGACGTCCGATTGATTGGAGCCGAGGCCGGCGCCGGCGCTGTCCGTCGTCATCGTCTGGCAGAGGATAATCTTCGTGATGGCCGCGTTCATGAAGCTCGGCATCTTGTCGAAGTCGACGCCCGCGGTGGCGACATGGAGCAGATCGACCGCCATGCCCTCGGGGATGACGAAGCCGGTGTCGTTGGCGATCGACTGCAGGGCGTCGAGCAGCCTCTCGATGTCCTCGCGCGGGGTGCCGGGCCGATAGGTTCCCTTCGCCGTGGGGACGGCGAACTTGTCCAGGAACGTGTTCCAGAAGCGGAGCCCGTTACGCTTGAAGAGGGTCGGCCAGTATAGCCACTCGGCCAGGCCGCGGCCGTAGGGCTGGTCGTCGTCGTCGGCGCCGGCAGTGACCACCCAGAACTTCCGGTCCGGCATGATCTCGCCCATCGGGTCCTTGAGCGTGATCAGCCGGAGGCGGCCGTCCTTGTCGTACCGGAAGCGGCGGGCGTGGCGGACGTGGATTGGCCGCATCTTCGGCGCCGGCACCCAACCCCAAAGGGTGCGCCCCTCCCACTGCCAGGGTCCCCAACTCAGCTCGGCAACGGCGATGCCGTAGAACGGCGCCCGCAGCATCTTGTCCGTGACCCGGTCCCAGGAGCAGCTCAGCAGGTTCGCCTCGAGGGCGTCGGCAGCGGCCTGCGCCCGCGGGTCGGTGGGATGGCCCGGCGAGACGCTCCACTCGCGCGACACGACGGCGCTGCGGCGCTGCTCGAGGCAGGACTTGACTTGGTCGTCCAGCAGGATGCGGTCGTAGACGCCCCAGTCCAAGGCGCCGATGAGCCGCTGGTCGCGGAACTCCTCCAGCTCGGTCGTATAAGGCCGAGTGATGTCCCGCCCGTTCGCGGTGGTGGCGATGACTTGGCTGAGTTCAGCCGGCAGCGACTTGGCGCCGCGGTCGGCCGGAACCAGCGAGCGGCTCCTCTGAGAACGGGGACGCTTAGCCATTGAACCCTCCGAAGTCGTCACGGCGGCTGATCCGGCTGATCGTGCCGAAGCCGCGGGTGCTGATGATGCTCCGGTCGCTGTCGCTGGACAGTCGCTTCCCAGCCGATCGGAAGATGAATTCGCCCGGATCCTCGTCGGCCGCGGCGCGGAGGTGCATCAGCGCGATCGCGTTGTCGCCGTGGCGCTTGCGCTTCTCGCCGTCCGCCTTCGACATGACGGAGCGGTCCGGAATCTTCGGCACACCGCGGACCAGCTTGACCATCCGCAGATCGTCGAGGGTGCCCTCGTCCTTCGGGATGATGAAGGTGCGGTCCTCGATCCCGGAGCGGAGCTTCGGCATGAAAGCGAGGTAGGTCTTGTCCGAGGCCATGACCGCCTCGATCTGGTCGAAGCCCCAGCGCTGCTGCAGCGCCTCGGCCAGGTAAGAGCCGTTGCCACGGGCATCCATCTTGCCGGCCGCGAAGAGCGGGACGCGCTCTAGGATCCAGTTGAGGACGAACTCCTGGTCGCGGAAAGGCACATTCCGCATCTCGAGGATGAAGCGGGCCACCAGCCGCATCATCTCGTCGTACTGGCCGAAGGCGACAGGGGAGACGTCGCCGGAGCGGGCGAAGTCCTGCCCGAAGAACGTGCGCCGGCTCCGATCGAAGTCGCGGAGGTAGGGCAGCACCTCCTGCTCGAGGAACTCGCGGATGAAGTCCTGCCGGAAGGCGTCCTCCTCGCGCTCGAAGCCGTCAGGGCAGCGGAGGCGAATGACCGGAAGCTCGGGCGACATGGCGCGCTCGATCGTCGCCCGCGCCATGTAGGTCCCGGATCCGCGCGCCGGGATGACGTCCAGCTCCTCTTCGGCGGCCTCTCCGTAAAAGGCGCGCAGATCCGCTTCCCACTGCCTCTCGGCCTCGGCCGACCAGGTCTTGCCGGTGACGAGGCAGATGCGTTTGAATAGCCCCTGTTTCAGGGCTTCCTTCAGCGTGGTCCGGTGGACATGGCCCTTCCGCTTCCCGGCGCGGATATCTTCGACCAAGGTGTTGAAGGCGTTGTCCGCGCCATCGTGGGTCGAGATCACGACGACCCGGCCGCCCCACATCAGCAGCGCCAGCGCGGCCTTGAGCAGCTCGTCCAGATTGTCGTGGAAAGCTGCCTCATCGATGATGACCAGGCCTTGCTTACCGCGGAGCGACCTGGGCGTCGACGAGAGCGCAACGATCGCATGGCCGGAGGGGAAATCGACCCGGAAAGCCTTGATGCCCTGCTCGGACCCATCGTCGAAGAGAAACTCTGACAACTTGCCAATATGGTGGAAGGCCTTCGCGAACCGACCGCAGTAGTCGATGAACTCGCGCGCCATGTCGAAGTTGTAGCCGATATAGAAGCTATCCATGCCGCCCTTGGCGGGCGCCGAGGTCAGCACGGCGTCGCCGGCGAAGCCAAAGGTCAGGCCGGTGCGCCGGCCCTTTTCCTCGACGAGCAGCGCATGTTCGTGGCTGAGCGCCACCGCCTCGGCCTGGTAGGACAGGAGGACCGTTGGAACCTCGGTCATCGGACGCCCTTGCGCCGCGGCCGCAGCTGGGGCTTCCACCACTCGATCTCGCCGCGGCTGATCAACCCCAGCCAGCCGCAGGCGTCGTCAAAGCCTGCGGCGCCGTCGAGCGAAACGAAGTCCAGGTGCGGCTCGGGATGGCCGGTTCGGCGCGGCAGAAAGTGGCCCGCCACCCGAATCTTCCACTCGCGGCCGGCGCGATCGGCGAGAGTCAGATAGCGGGCGCCGGAGCAACACAGTCGGGAAGATACCAGAGCGATCGGCCGCAATCCGAGCTGCTGAGCCTGGTCGCGCAGCCTGATCGCGAGAGCGCCGATTGTGGCATGTGGGACCTGGGCTCCCCGCGCCCCGGCGACGATCCGGTCAAACTGCCGTTCACGCGGCGCGCTGCGGCCGCTCACAGCTCGATGCCGAGGATCTCGGCCCTCACCCGCCGAATGCTTTCGTCCGAGGCTCCTGCGGCCCTGACGGCGCTCGCGGCAGCCTCGGCCGCGGCCGCCTTCACCGCCGCGGCGGTTTCCGCCCGGATCTTCGCTTCGCGGTCGACGTCGATCTTGGCGGCGGAGACCAGGTCCTTGATGGACTTCGCGAGGAAGGCCGCATCCTTGAGCGCCGGGAGCTGCTCGTCCTCGCCCATCGCAGTCGACATCGCGATCCGCGTCAGCGTGGTCGTCGCCATCTGAAGCAGCAGCTTGACCTGGTGATCCTCCTCGCTGCCGAACTCGCCGGCGAACGCCTTCGCCACGGAAGAGACGTCGCGCTGGCGCGCGGCGAGCTGGCGGAACTCCTTCGAGTAACGGCCCACGGCCGAGCGCGACGGCACCTCCGGCAGCTTGCCCTGGTCGGAAAGGTCCAGGAGCAGCCCGACGATCTCGTCGATCGTGGCGCCGTCATGGATGGCCTGGTCGACCTGGACGCGGGCGTCAGGCGGAAGCCTGTCAATGGAGGAGCGCTGACCCATGCCTCACTCCCCGGTCTTGTGCTTCCAGATGCCGTCGACGAGCAGCCGCCCATCGGCGACGTCGCGACCATCGGGCCGGATCCGCGCAACCAGGTAGGGGTCGAGCGTCTCGAGGGCGACGAGTTGGCAATCGTCCCCGCCGGCGGTGGCGAGCCAGCGCAGCTGCTCGCGGACGTCCCGGCGAGCAATGCGGTGGCCGAGCTGCACCAGCAGCATCGCTAGGACCTCGTCGTTATGCTCGCCGCCTGCGTCGTTCAGGAGGTCGAGGATCGCGCGGCGAATGAAGGGGAGAAGAAGTGGGGCGATGGTCATGCCTTCGTCCCCGTCTTGAGGCCCTGCTCGAGCAGTAGCTCGAGAAGACGATTTCCGGTCCCGACCTGCTTCTCAACGCCCCTTACGCTGGCCTCCAGGCCGGAGACTCGCCCCGCCACCACCGAAAGCCCCTGATTGAGGTCCGCCTTGGAGGGCGCGCTTTCGCAGTCATCCTCGATTACCGCGAGCCGCTTATCGAGGCCCGCGATCTTCTCGGAGCCCTGATCGAGCCGCCCCTGGTGCGCGTCGATTCGAGCGAGGATCCCTTCTTCCGCCGCCTTCAGATCGACCTTCGTCGGGAACTGCGACCGCAGCCACAAAAGGACCGCGAAGGATGCGAGAGACAGGATGACCACCAGGATGGGCCAAGCCGTTTGTACAATTTTGAACCAATCCACGGCCCCACTCCGCAAGTGCTTGCATGCAGGGTCTTATTGGCGGTGTTTCAGAGGGAGAGATGGTGTCCGTCAGCGGACAGAGTCTTCCTCGTCCTCGGGCTCCCCGAACAGGTCGAGCTGGCCTGGCAGTCGGACCGTGCCGGACCTGGACGCGGACCATCCCGCGCCCTCGGTCCCCTCGTCGGTTTGGTTGACGAGGAAGGACAGATAGGTCCTCGACGTGCCGAGGATCCGTGCTGCTCGGCTGACGCTTATATCGCCGGATCGCACTGCGGCAATGATGTCATGCCGCTGGGCTCTGGCGAGCGCGTATTTGGCGGCCGGGATCTCGATGAACTCCCGGCGATAGACCTTGCAGAGGATTTCCGTCGCTCGAGCGCCGATGACCTCCCGGATCCGGGCCGCTACGTCCCCCGAGTGCGGATCTACCGGGACGTAGAGCTGCTCACCGCCGAACCGCTCTACCAGCTGCAGAGTCGCGCGGTTCCCGATGTGGTCCGCCAGCTCGAGCATCTGCTCCGTCCAGCCCGGCCCCGGCTGAATGTCCTCCGGGATCACCAGCGAGGCGCCCTTGCGGAAGTCGTCGCCGTACTTGCTCATTCGGCCGCCTCGGCGAATCGGCCTGTCTCGTTCCCCCAACAATCCCAGCCGTCACGCTGGCTGCGGGCGAACAGCTCGACGTAAGGGCCATCAAACAGCGCCTCGATGTCGGGGCGGATGCGGTCCGGCTTGCGGCTGTGCTCCCGGACCGGCTCGACGATCAGTTGGCGGACAGCACGACTTTTCGGCAGGCCCATCTCGCCGGCGATCCCGAGCAGACAGGATTCCGGGTTGGCGCGGGTGTAGTACCCCGTCCCCATATGCCAGCTGGCGTCCGTCGACGTCCGCTTCGCCCAAGTGAAGGCGACGGTGGTGTAGCGAAAGCCCCAATGCTTCAGCACCTCGATCCCTCGGTCGAGCAGAGGGTCAGTCACCCAGAGGAATAGCGCGCAGTCGCGCGCGGCGAGGTGGCCGACCGGGAGATCGGCCACCTGGTCCGGCGTCATCGTCGGATAGTGCTGGTTGGCATTCCGGCCTTCACCAGCCTCGGAGTAGTTTTCGAAGGCCCATGCCGGATCGGCAAGGATCACCCTGTAGCCGAACATCGACAACTGACCGAAGGGCCACAGGCTCACTGGCTCGCCTCCCTCTTGCCCAGCTCGCGGCGGAGGCGCTTGCCGAGGAGGCGGATGCAGGCGTCCAGCTCGACGGGTGACCAGGTGAAGTGGTTGGGGGCGAGCTTCAGCGCCGCCTCGCAGTAGGGCGCGTAGAAGTAGCTCATCGCGCCGAAGCGCCGCAGGCGGACGGAGAGCGCCTCGAGGACGGCGTGACGCTCGAGCTGGGCCATGTCGACGCCGGGGTCGGTGCGCTGGCGCTCTTGGAGCTTCTCCTCGGTCGGCCAGATGACGTCTTCCCGAGCCGCCCATGCTTTCAGCGCCTCGATCACCCGGAACGCCTCTCGGTGCCCGAGGAAGCGGAGGTAGCTCTTGCCGGTCTGCCGCTTCACGAAGGCGTCCAGGGCGGCGTCGCCGGGCTCGTTGATCGCGCCTAGCCAGTAGAGGCTCCACCAAAGCGCCTTCGTCTTGCCGACGTAGGCGCGGTGACCCATCGGCCCCTTCCAGTCGCTGTTGAGGTGGTCGAGCAGCTTGGCGAGGTCGCCGATCTCCATGTCGGCCATCGAGGCGACGCCGGTTATCCGGAGCTGGATCGCCTTGCGGTCGTCGTCGGAGATCTGCTTGCGATTGCAGGCGGCGCGGATCGCGCCCATCAGCTTCGCCCGGCTGTCGGACTTGCCGGCAGCCGATTGAAGCGCCTTGGCAGCGATGGAGCTGAACGCTTTCGCCATCAGTCCCGCTGCCACCATTGGAGGGGGCGATCGGCCGTCTCGGCGGCCGCCAGCGGCAGCTCGGCTACGACGTCCTCGAGGGGCGCCGCGAGCCGTGGCAGATGTTCCCGATAGCTGGCGAGCCGGCGTCGGGCCTCCTCGAGCGAGCAGTTATTGACCAGCGCGAACTGCATCTCCTCGCGGTGCCGCCGCAGCTGGTCAGCGCGGGGAAGCGGGCGCCTCCGCCGTTCTCTAGCCATGACTGTCCTCCGGACGATGAAGGGGCAATTCCGGCCGGGCGAAGCCGGCGAGGAACTCTCGGGACCAGGCCGGCTGTCGGCCGCGGCGGCGGAGCTCCGCCTCGAGGCGGTCTGTGGGGATGCCGGCGATATTCGCCTCGTTCGGCAGGGTCAGGCCCCGCGCCTGGTTGCGGTGCCGGATCAGCAGGCCCTTGTGGACAAGGCCCGTCACGAGCCGGTGAATGCTCGAGCGGCTCCTGCCGAGAAGGCGCTCCATCTCGGGGTAGCTCGGCGCAAGCCCGTTGTCGGCGATCTGCTCGCGGATGAAGTCGAGGAGGCGCAGCTGCTCGGGCGTCATGGCCGCGCCTCCGGTAGGTCGTACCAGGCGGCGGGGTCTTCGAAGGTGACGACCACGCCGCGGCCCGCCGAGACCACCCAGGCTGGCGAACGGGCCTTCACCGCGCGCCAGCTCGCCACGGCGAAGTTGCCGGCGCCGTCCTCAAGGAGGATGCGGCGGTCCCGCGGGACCCCAGCCATGAGCTGGCGAGCCCAGGTCATCCCATCCATCCCTCGAGGAACCGCTGCAGGGCCCCGTAGACCTGGTTCAGCTCGGGGTCCTTGAGGGCGTCCTCGCCGCCGGCCTCGATCGCCAGCTTGGCGGCGTCGCAGAGCTTCTCGATGGGCTCCTCGCCGTTGTACGTCCCATAGGGCTCGTCGGCTTCGGTGGCGTGACGAAGGAGGATTGCGGTTCCCTCGGCGCCCTGGCTGGCCGCCGCGATGAGCCGGTCGTAGAAAGCGCCGCGGGTCATTCCGCCGCCTCCTGGACCGGGACCTCTTCGACGGCCGCGGGCTTGGCGCCGGCCCGATCGATGAAGAACTCGATCTTCTGGACCGGCCGGAAGCCAAGGTCGCGGAGCGTGTCGAGGACTTGCTCCATTCCCGCTACCAGCTCGAGCGCGGCCACGTTCTTCGCCGACTCGCGGAGGGTCGGCAGGAGCTTCTCGCCGGCGAAGACCGTCAGAACGGCTGGCTTGTCGGCCTCGACCTTGTGGCGGCAGAGTTGGGCCAGCCCGGCGTTGAGCAGCAGGACGGCGGCCTCCTCGGTTTTCGTCTTGCCCGGCAGCTTCAGACTCGGCGGCGTGGTACGCTCGCCGAGGACGCAGCCGGCCAGCTCATGGCTCTTGCGCTTTCCTTCGGTCAGCGTCTCGCCGGCGACGCCCCACCAGGCCCGCAGCTGCAGGAAGAGGCCCTTTGCCTCCTCCTCGATCGGCGCCAAGGCGGCGTCGCGCGCGGCTTGGATCGCGGCGATCGCCGCGTCGGCGTCGGCGCGGAGCTGCTCCGCCTCGGTCAGGAAGCCGGAGTAGCGGCCGAGCAGCGCGGTGGCCTCCTCGATCGTCTGAGGCGCTTGCTGCTTGGGTGCTTTGCGACCGGTCAACGCGGTTCCTTTCAGGCGGCGAGAGCGGTGGCGCCCGGCGGGGCGGGATCGGGAAGGCAGGATGTGCAGAGGTCGGGCTCCGCCCAGGCGCAGGCGCGGCCGCCCTCATCGCAGGGGTCGAACTCGCTGCAGCCGCAGCCGCGGCAGATGGCCGGGCTCGTTCCACAGCCCAGCTCGGAGACGATCGCCGGCGAGATCGGGAAGACGCGGCCGAGGAGCCGCGCATCGGCGTAGGTCGCTTTCACGCGGTCGGCCTCGAGGAACTCGAGGGCGGCGCCGAGCTGGGTAACGCTGTCGCCCAGCTCCGCTTCGACCCCGGCCGCAGTCAACCCGGCGGCCTCGCGACGGAGGCGGATGTAGGCGCCGGGTGTCATGCCGGCGTCACGATCAGGTAGATCCAGACGAACAGAACGAAGGCGGCCGCGCCGAAGCACAGGGCCGCGAGCCGGCCGGGCGAGAGGTTGATGGTCCGCGTCTCATGGCAGATCAACGGCGGCTGCGGCGTCGGCGCCAGCGCGGCGATCGGCTTTGGATTGCGCCCCTCGAGGCGGTCGGCGATATCGCCGGCCTCGATGCCGGTGGCGCGCTCCAGCTCCAGCAGGAAGCCATCATAGGCGGCATCGTACTGCCGCTGAGCCGCAGCGAAGTCGCCCGGCGCTTGTTCCGAGCCGAGGCCGTTCAGGACCGTCGTGGCAATGTCGAGCTGGATCGCTGCCTCATGCAGGGCGGAGGGGCCAAGCGGCCGCGAGGTCAGCATGGCGACGCTCACTGGCCGGCTCCCAGCCGGGCACGGCGCTCAAGGCGCTGCAGGCCCTCGATGCCGCGCTCGAGGCCCTCGCTCAACTCGGCGAAGACCTGGTCGACGGCGCGGAGGGCGCCCTCGCTGGCCTCAGCATCGGTCGCGAGCAGATCCAACTCCTGGCGGAGGCGAGACAACTCAGTCCGTCCGTAGGTGTCGTCGCCCGCGATCGCGACGCTTAGCCGCGCGGTGATCGTTCGGAGATCCTTGGAAACGGGCATGCTCACTCCTCCTCGGCGGCCGCGCCGCGGTCGGTATTGTTGGGGCAGGTGGGGCAAGCCGCAGCGTGGAGCCGGTGCGACTGATTCTGAGGCGGGTCCTTGCGCCGCCGGTTTCGGACGCAGCTAGCGAGGGGGATCGCGCCCCAAATCGGGCAGACCACGTCTTCGTTGCCGTAGGCGGCCCGGACGATCGTCTCGGCCTCGTCGTAGTTGCCCTCATATTTCCGGCTGAGGACGCGGCTGATGTAGCCGCTCGATTTGCCTAGCGCGTCGCCGACCTGGCGCTGGTTGGTGGCGTCGCAGGCGCTGGCGAGGAGCCGGACCCAGCTCGGCATAGCCTCGCCGCCCCACGCCAGCCTGGCGCGCTCGAGGTTGGTCGTGAGGATATGGTTACTCGCCATGGTTAACCTCGCGCGCGCGCCGCAGCGGCTTCAGCGTGACCGCTTCGCCGGTGTTGCCGTCGAGGAGCTGGCGCTCGCCGCCGCGGGGATTGGTGATGGTCGGCGCCTTCGGCCCGGTGTTGCGGACGAGCTGGTAGGTCGACCAGGTGCGGGTGAAGTTGAGGTTGGCCTGCGATGCGGCCGAGAGGCCGCGGCCGCGCTCGTCGGTGCCGACGCGCAACGTCGGGCCGCGCTTGGCAGGCGTGTCGAGCCGCCGGAGATAGCCGCCGCGCGAGAGCAGGTTGATGAAGTCTTCGCAGGACCGGCGCTTCGCCTCCGCCGTCATCATCAGGACCGGGACGTCGAAGCGCTTCAGGATGCGCATCGCTCGCCACATGCGCTCGCGGGCGGATGGGCGCTGCTCCCTGACCTCGCCGGTCGGCGCGACCTGCGGCGGCTCGGCGACGTCCGGCGCCGCGGGCGAGAGGGCATAGCGCCTCGGCAGCTGCTCGTGCTTGACGATGGCACCGCGGCGGCGCCAGCGGAGCAGCCGGCAGTAGAGGGGCCGATCGGCGACGCCCGAGGCGGCGATGATCTCCTCGAGCGTCGCCGGCCGGCCCAGGCGGCGCAGCGCCGTCCAGGCATCCGAGCTGAGCGTCCCGAACGAGGGCGCCTCGATTTGCGAGGCGAAGGCCGGCGCGATCTCGTAGCGGTGCGGCTCGGGCGGCAGGACGTCGACGAAGCCGGCCGCCCTCCAGCGCTGCAGGCGGACCTGGATGGCGGCAGGATGAGCGTTGCTGGCCTTGTGCAGCTCGCCGACCGTGGCGGGCGCTTTCGCCCGGCGGAGCGCCCGCCAAAGCGGGAGGGCGACCTCGCCTGTCGGGGAGAACTTCGCATAGTTCATCAGGCGGCCTCCCCGCAGACGATCCAGCGAAGGCGGAGCATGTTGAACCGGCGCAGCTTGCGGCTGTCGCCGATCGTCCCGGCCAGCTCGGCGTCGAGGCGGTGATACTCGGCCCGTTCGGCGGCGGTGACCGGCGCGGCCGGCGTGAGATCGCCCGTAGGGACGTCGTGGCGGGCGCCGCTGCCGTCGAGCAGGACGATTTTGGTCGTCTTGCGGCCGGGCTCGATCGCGCGGACCTTGTGGGCGACCGCAGCGCCGTCCGGCCGCTCGATCCAGAGGATTTCGCCGGGGCCGAACATCAGGAAACGGCCCCGGCCGCGGCCGCGTTGTAGTCCGCCACCGCCTGGCGCCCAGCGGCAGTGAAGTCGACGAAGCTGTCCTTGAATGCTTCGAAGCCGCAACGGCCATCCTTGCGCTCGAGCAGGCCCGCCTCGACTAGCTTGGAGAGCCAAGGGTGGAACGGGGCCGGCGGCTCCCAGGCTTTGCCGCCGACCCGGTCGAAGACGTAGGCCAGGTGCCGCCGATCGGTTTCGGTGACCTCGGCCATCACGCGGCCATCCTGCGGGTTACGACCTCGCCGGTGTTGAAGGGCCGGTCGGCCCACCATTCGAGATCGATCGCGCCCCGGCCGTCCTCGAGGGCAAGGCTCTCGGCCTTGGCGAGGTTGGTGACGATCCGCCGGGTGACGCCGGCACAGGCTTTGACGATGCGGGCGACCAGGTCGTTGGCGATCTCGACCCGCGGGCAATAGTGGTCGCGCAGCTTCAGCGCGTCCTCCAGCGTCGCCGGCATCGCCGGAGTGGCGACCAGGATGCGGTTATGGAACCGCTCCCATTCGGTGAGCTTGGCCGGCAGCGACTCCTCGCCGACGAGGAGGATCGGAACGCCGGTGTTGTCGTGAATGTCGCGGATGATTTCGACGTGCTGCTTGCGGACCAGGTGGTCCATCTCGTCGAAGATCAGGCCGCGGGGCTCGCGGTTCAGCTCGTTGAGAATTTGGTCGAGGATCGCCGGGGCGCTGCGGGCCAAGGCGCTGATTGCCAATTCGCGCGCGATCGCCTCGAGGAGCGACCGCTGGGTCCAGATCGACTTAGCCTCGAGGTAGACCGCCTCGGTGCGCTGGGCGGTGAAGGCCATCGCCACGCTCTTGCCGTAGCCGGACGGCCCGTAGAGGACGCCGATCCGGGGCAGGCCCATCCGCGCCTCGGCGCAGTCGAGGTAGGTCCGCAGGCCGAGGCCCATGTTAGTGAGCTGCGCGAAGCCGGTGGCCGGGCGGTCGCCCAGCTGGAGCCGCGGCTGGAGAGGTAGGACGGTCATGCTTGCCTCCGGTGGTCGTGGATCGGGAGAGGGGCGGCGCCGAAGTGGCCGCTGATCAGCTTCTCGGCGCGGTAGGTGGTCGAGGCGGCGAACAGCTCCGCCCGCTTCAGCTCGTCGGGGTCGACAGCGGCGCCGGCCTTGGCGGCCTGGATGATGCGGTCGGCCCATGCGACCTTCGCGGCCGGCGTCAGCTCCGGCATCTTCGTCCGCGGAGCTGTGCGGCGGACCGCATCCTCAATGGCCGCGGCGGTCGGAACGGGCGGCGTCGGCGCGCGAGCGATGCTGTCCATCTGCGGCGTGGTCCGCGCAGTCGCGGGCGGGGGAAGGTTGACCAGACGGCCGGCGGCCTCGGCATCGGAGCGGAGCAACGCGTCGCGCGCATCCTCGAAGCGGAAGGCGCCCTGCTTCCTTCGCACCTCGGCGCGGGCGGTCTTCATCCACTCGGTCTGCTGGCGGCTCGCGGCGCGGGCGAACTCTTCCTCGGACAGGCCCGCTCGTTCGGCGTTCACAGCCGTGTCGATGAAGTGGCCGTCCTCGTCGAAGACGAACAGCGCGCCGAGATCGTCTTCGTCGCGGCGCAGCTGCACGGCGCGGCCCATGAAGGGGACGAGGCTCGGCGACCAATAGGAGCCGCGCTTCCAGCGGACGCCCTTCTTGCCGACGACGCAGCTGCCGACGAGCGCGGAGAGGGCGACCTTCAGAACTTCATCGCTCGGCGCGGCCGTTGCCGGCACCGGGGAGGACTGCCAGCGCCGGAACGGAGTGGTGCGGATGCCGCTATGCTCGCGGTGGTGGTAGACCCCGTCGACCCACGCATCGAGGATCTGTTGCAGCTCCTCGGGTGTCAGCTCGGGCACGATGACGGCGCGGCCGGTTTCCTTTTTCGCCCGGCCCCGGAGCCTCTGCGCTTCGGCGACGCTATGGCCGGCATAGCCGGCGAGCAGCTCGGCCCGCTCGCGGGTGAACGTGCCGAACAGGCGCTCGACGAACGGCTTCTTCTCGGGAGTGCCCGGCGGGCAGCGCCAGTGCTTGATTCCGAGCGTCTCGAGCGCGGTGACGATCGAGGCGTTAATGTAGCCGCAGCCGTTGTCGGTCGCGATCATCTCCGGCATCACGCCCCAGGCGCGGATCGTCTCGACGAGGAGGCGGCGCACCGACTGCCCGCTCTCGCTCTCGCCGACCATGAAGCGGGCGCGGCGCGAGTAGCGGTCGATCACGCCGAAAACCATCTTGCGGCCGCCCTTGGTAAGGACGTCGACCTTGGTGGTGTCCAGCTCCCACACCTCGTGGGCGTAGGTTACGCCGCCATCGGCACGGCCGAGCGCGATCTTGTACTTGCTCTTGAAGGCGTCGGGATCGCGGAAGGAGGTGAGGAGCGCCGCCTTCTGTTGCTCAAGCTTAAGGATGAAGCGCGCGAGCGTCCGCCGCGTAGGAATGCGAAGGCCGAAGGTGGGCGCGAGTAGCTCTAGGATGCGGGGAGCGGCGAACTCTTGTTTGGCGAGCAGGGCCTCGACGGCGTCGGCGACGTCTGGATTGCGGGTGAAGAAGTCGGAGCCCTTAGGGCGGCCGACAGGCCGGAGGTTGGCCGGCACGAGCTTGGCGCGCTTGGCCTCCAGCGCCGCGCGAGCCTGCTCGGGCAGCTGGGCCACGTCGTAGAGACGGCACCAACCGCCACGCGCCCGCTCCTCGGTGAAAGCCCAGCCGAGCCGATCGGCGAGCATGTTGATGCCGCGCTTGCTGCCGGGCAGGCCCGGCAGCTGAAGCTCCGCGAGCTGAGCGGCGCTTAGATGTGTCCCCCGGCCCACCATCAACTGGCCGCCGTCACAACAAAATGTGCCGTCTCTATTTCAGACACAGTAAAATGTGAGAAGCGAGACAGGCTAATCCCGCTCTGGTATCCAAAAATCATATTTGAGCCTCGCAAACGGCGAAGCGAGGCTCCGGATGATAGTTCTCGGCGGGCTGGGGTCGCCGGCGACGTCCGTTAGCGTGGTAACGGGAGGGCCATATGACTTGAGCTTTCAGGCCGAGGTAGCGAGCAATCGCATCCTCACCTTTCTCGTTGGGCCTCACCAGGGCGAGAGCGATCGACTGACGGGACATGCCGGCGAGGCGGCCGATGGCGGCGAGGGTGCTTCCCTGCTTCCGCACCGCGGCCTTGATGTCCTCTGGATGCCAGTCGTCCAGGGCGGCGATTTGGGCTTCGTCTGTCACAATTGGTTGTGTGCCTTGTCACAATAGAATGTGTCAAGTCACAATTTAAAGGGACTGCCGTGGGCGATCTCACATCAGCATGGACGCGGGAGGCGGCTCAGCGCCTGAAGCTCGCAGCCGATGGCTGGGGCTCGCAGCGAAAGCTGGCCGAGCAGCTGGGGATGCATAAGAACACCCTCGGCAATATACTCGCCGGCGACGGCGATCCTGGAATCTCTCGCGTGGCGGCGATCGCCGCGAAGGTCGGAGTCTCCCTTGATTGGATCCTGACCGGCCGCGGCCAAGGCGTTCCGAGCGAAGCGGATGAGGACCTGGTCGGCCTGCCAATGCTCACGCCGACGCTCGCGGCCGGCGCGGGCTCGATCGCCGGGGACGCCGCCACCCAGGCGCTGTGGAGGTTTCCTCGCTCCTGGCTCCGCCGATCGTTCGGTCATGAAGATCAGCTCGAGTTGCTGCGCGTCGTCGGCGACAGCATGCAGCCCGAGCTAAGCGACGGTGACTGGGTCATGGTCGACCGGCGCCGGCGAGATCCACGCGACGGCCTCTACGCGGTTCGCCTGGGCGACGCTCTGCTGGTGAAGCGCGTCCAGTTCCAGGGCCGCAATATCCGCCTGGTCAGCACCAACCCGGCATATGAGCCAATCGTGGTCGATCGGAACGATGAAGCCGCGGATCTAGAGCTGCTGGGCGCAGTTGTCTGGAGCGAGAAGGTCCATGTGGCGGCCTAGTGATCGATGGTCTTGCGCTGCAGCCACGCCGGCACCGTCATGTAGAGCAGTCCGCTCTGCTCACACACCGAGCCGTGACCGGCGCGGATCGCCGCGCGCTGCGTCTCGCCAAGGCTCGCCCAGGGCGTCACTGCGCGGGCGAAGACCATGACCCGGTAGCGATCTCGCGTCCGCTGCCGATCCAACACCGCCCGATGCTCGGGGGAAGGTGGCGGGAGGCGGAAGCGAGGCTCCCGGCGGTGCTGATGCTCGAACCCCATCTTCACCTTGCGACGCACGATACCTCCGAATCGGACCTAGTTTGTTCCGTTCTGCTAGGCAGTTGGTCCCGCCGAGGGAAACCCTCAATTTGCGTCCCTCTCGATTTTTCCGGGCCAGCCGGGCATTGTTGCGGACAGGAGGAACTCGGATGCTCGAGCTGATTATCGCAGGTGCCCTGGCTGCATCTCCCGCTCCGGCCAAAGCCGCGCCGCCGATCGAGGCGGAGAAGCCTACGGCCGTCGAGTTCATCGCCGATTTCACCGAGAATTGCCGGCAGGCAGTCCAAGCGAGCAAGCGGCGGGACTTCGACTGGCTCGAGCGGCGCATGGCGAGCCTGGGCATGTCGGAACTTGGCAAGGCGAGGGCGCGCAGCCTGTGCCTCTTCTACCTGCACGGATACCAGGATCGCGCAACGGAGGCCCGCGGGCGCCGCTGAAGCCGGGAAATCCGACCCGCGCTAGAATGCCCGTAAATCGCCCGTAGAAGGCCGCAAGAGGGCCGGGGGCGCGCCTCCGGCCGCCGCGCGGCCCGTCACCCCCCTGGGCGCGCTGCCCAAGCGCTCCAGCGGCCATTTGGATCGAGGGTCCCGGTGCAATTTGCGCCGGGAATTGCGTTCGGACGAAAACGGCGTCAAACCAGTTGGGGAACCGGCCCGACGCTCTGTCCGCCAGCGGACACCATCTCCGGGCCTTTTCCCCCCTTAACCACAGCGGCATGGATGGAAAGCCGCACATCAGGATCTTCAAGCCCGGGCGCCATACGGCGGTCGACGGGACGACGCTCGAGTTCACCCGCGCCCACCTCGAGGCGTCGGCCGCGGCCTATGACGCCGCGACGGATCCGGCGCCGCTGGTCGTCGGGCACCCCAAGCTCGACGCGCCGGCCTGGGGCTGGGTCGGGAGCCTCGCCGTCGAGGGCGACGAGCTGATCGCCTACCCCGAGAGGGTCGCCCCGGAGTTCGCCGACGCGGTCCGCGACGGCCGCTACTCGAAGGTCTCGGCCAGCTTCTATCCGCCGGACCATCCCCACAATCCGAAGCCGGGCATCTTCTCGCTGAAGCATGTCGGCTTCCTGGGCGCCGCGGCGCCGGCGGTGAAGGGCCTCGGCCTCGTTCACTTCGCAGAGGAAGACGAGCGGGGGCTCGTAACCATCGAAACCGAAACGGAGACTGCCGTGACCAAGGAAAAAGACACCACCGACTTTGCCGAGCAGCAGGCGGACCTCGCGCGCCGCCTGCAGGATGCCGCCGACCGCGAGGCCGCCGCCGATGAGCGCGAGCGGACCGCCAATGCGACCATCCGCCAGGCGCTCCACACCTCCAACGTCGCCTTCGCGGAGACGCTCGTCGCCACCGGCCGCCTCGCTCCCGCGGGCAGGGACCTGTTCGTCGGCGTCATGGACAACCTCGAGGCGACCGCCACGGTCAGCTTCGGGGAGGGCAATGGCGAGATGGCGCCCGTCGCCGCGTTCAAGAAGCTGTTCGAGGGCTCGGCTCCGCTGATCCAGTTCGGCGAGGCGGCTGCGCCGTCCGACGACCAGGACCAGGGCGGCGCCAACAGCTTCGCCGCGCCTCCCGGCTTCACGGCCGACCCGGCGGCCTTGGCCCTCCTCAGCAAGGCGCACGAGCTGCAGGCGGCCGAGCCGGGCCTCTCCCTGGTCGAGGCCGTCAAACGGGTCGGCGGCTGATCAAGCGACCGTGCGGGGCTCCGGCCCCGCCGGTTCCTCAAGCGGCCGGACCGACCGCTTTGGGAACTGAACGAGGGAAGCACCGATGCAGAAGACACCCATCCTGACCCTGACCAGCATCGCGGCGACCGCCGTCGCGGCCAATCGCTTCTGCGACTTCGACGGGTCGCAGTGCGACGTCGCCGGCGCGAAGCCGCTGGGCGTCTCCGTCAACAAGGCCGCGGTCGGCGTTGCCTTTCCCGTCGACGTCCTGGGCACGACGAAGGTGGAGGCGGGCGCTGCGATCCCCCTGGGGGCGAAGGGCCTGACTCCAGTGAAGACGGACGCCAACGGCAAGGCGATCCCGCACGGCGGCGCCGGCGAGATCGCGGCTTACGCGCTCCAGGCCGCCAACGGCGACGGCCACGTCATCGAGGTCCTGCTGCCGTAGGCAGGGGCTGCGCGGGGCTCCCGGCCCCGCCGGTTCCCAAAGCCGCCGACCGGGCCGCTTTGGGATCTGAGGCAAACCACAGCGAGGGAACTGCAAGACAATGGATATGGGCGAAATCAGGGTCGTTGACCCCATCCTCTCCGAGCATGCGCGCGGCTACAGCCAGGACGGCTACATCGGCGACGAGCTGATGCCGCTCGTCTCCATGCCGACCCGCGCCGCCAAGCGCATCGAGTTCGACCGCAGCTCATTCCGGCGGCCGAAGATCATCCGCGCGCCGGGATCCCGCATCGCGCAGATCGAGGTCGGCTACGAGGGCAAGCCGGTGGCCCTCATCCAGCGCGCCCTGGGCGCCAAGACGCCCGTCGAGCATATGGAGGAGGCGCAGAAGGTGCCGGGCATCGACCTCCTCACCGAGGGCGTCAACACCGTCCTCAACGTCATCGCGCTCGACCGCGAGATCAGCCAGGCGGAGGCGGCCCGCAATCCGGCCGCCTATGCCGCGACGAACAAGACGGCGCTGGCAGGGCCGGACAAATGGTCCGACCCGGCCTCCAAGCCCGACGAGCTGGTGAACGATGCCAAGGAGGTCATCCGCAAGCGGACCGGCCGCCGGCCCAACACCCTGGCGATCGGCGCGGAGCCCGCTTCGAAGCTGAGGGTCCATCCGCGCGTCAAGGACCATTTCAAGCATACGACCGCGGCAACCATCAGCGATGAGATGCTCGCCACCTTCTTCAACGTGAAGAAGGTGCTGGTCGGCGACATGATCTACGACGACGACGACAACGCCTCCTTCGACGTCTGGGGCGAAGACGCGATCCTCGCCTATGTCCCGGCGCCGGGACAGCGCGGCATGCGCGTCCCGGCGTTCGGCTACACCTACCGCCTCCGCGGCCATCCTTTCGTCGAGCCTGCCTACTTCGAGCGCAGCGTTCGCAGCTGGATGAACGACTGCTTCGACGAATGGTCGCCGGAGCTGGTCGGCGCCGACGCCGGCTTCCTGATCCAGGACGCGGTCTAGTCCGTCGACCGACCTGGTGCCGCCGGGCGAGGGACTTCATCCCCCCCCATCGCTCGGCGGCAGTTCCTCCCTCCTGAAGGAGCCTCTCTATGGCGAAGCGCTCATACGAAGTCGTCACTCCCCTTCGCAACGGCGGCCCCAAGCCGATCCCGCCCGGCGGCACCGTCGAGCTGGACGAGAAAGAGGGCGACGCCCTGGTCCGCATCGGCGCCCTGAAGGCCGGCGCCAGGGTGAAGGCGGAGAAGCAGGACCCGCCGGCCAAGCCGCTCGAGGAGCAGTCGTTCGACGAGCTGAAGGCCACCGCCAAGGCGGAGAAGGTCCCCGGCTTCGGCCTGATCAAGGACGAGGCGAAGCTCCGCGCGGCGATCGTGGCGCACCGCGCGAAGAAGGAGGGCTAAGGCATGCTGGGGCGGCGGCTCCACACCATCATCGCGGCCAGCTGTCTTGCAGCCGCGGCGACCGCCCCCTTCGCCACCGCGCCGATGCTCGAGCTGGCGGCCGATCCGCCCGAGCCGCGCCGCCGGCCGCGGCGCTCGAGGCGGCGTCCCCATGATCGCCGGGGCCGGCCGAATCGGCTGCACATCAGCCGCCGGACCCGTCGCCGGCATCGCAGGCGGCAGCGTTGATGCAGGCCCTCGTCAAACAGCCTTCAGAGGCGCTGAAGCGGCAGCTGCCGATCGAGGGCGCGGCCGCGATCGTCGCGATCATCGACGTCACGGCCGCGAGCCGCGGCCTGGTCGCCGGCAGCGCGCCGATCGTCGCGGCCGGCTCCCTGACCGCGGGCGCCCTGTTCATCCACGTCAGCGGCGGCACCGATGGCGAGCGCTACCTGATCACCGCCCAGGTCGAGGACGCCGCCGGCGAGACCCGCGAGGGCGAGCTGGAGCTGGTCGTCCTCGACGGCGCCTGGACGACGCCGGACGGCGGCGCCCCCTATCTCTCGATCGCGGAGTTCGTCGCCAAGTGCGGGCTCGAGGAAACGGTCCGCATGACGGACGTCGACGGGAGCGGCCGCATTGACCGCGGGCTCCTCGTCGGCGCCCTGGGCGACGCCCAGGCGGTCGCCGACGCCTTCATCAGCGCCGTTTATGCGGTGCCGCTCGCGGAGGTCCCGCAGATCGTCAAGGTGGCGATCGCCGACATGGCCCGCGCCAGGCTCTATCCCCGCGGGGCGCCGGAAGGCATTGACGGCGCCCGCAAGGCCGCCCTGGCGCTGCTCGAGCGGATATCGAAGGGTCAGCTGCCCCTGCCCGCTTCCGCGCCGATCGCGGCCGCTCCCAGCTCGTCGCCGATCCTGATCCAGCCCGGCCGCCGCCAGTACCCTGACGGCCTGAAGGACTATTGAGATGAGCGAGGGTCTCGTCCTGGAATTCGTCATTGAGGAGAACCTCGCCGAGGCCCTCAGCCGCGGCATCGCCGCCGGCCAGGACTTCAGCGGGCCCATGAAGTTGATCGCCGTCCATCTTTCGGGCGCCGCCAAGCTGCGTTTCGAGCGAGAGGCGGGCCCTGACGGGACGCCCTGGAAGAAATCTCGCCGTGCCCGAGAAGAGGCCGGCCAGACACTGACCGAAAGCGGCGACCTCAAGAACTCGATTCGCGAGGACTTCGGCCGTGACTATGCGGCGGCCGGCCCCGAGGCGTCGGGCGGTGCCGCCATCTACGCGCGGATCCACCAGCTCGGCGGGATCATCGTCCCGAAGGTGAAGAAGGCGCTTAGCTTCGCAGGCCGCCTCTTCGCTCGAGTCGTCATGCCGGCCCGGCCCTATATGGGCTTCGAAGCCGACGATCCGGAGTTCATCGTCGAGACGCTGAGCAACCACCTCCGCAACAGCATCACCGGCGGCAGCTCGGGAGCGCCCGCATGACCGGAGACCTCCAGGAAGTTTTCGCACAGGTCGTTCACCTCGGCCTCTACCCTGCGGGCCGGTCGATATCCTGGGAACGGGAGAGCGCCGCGACCAAGACAATCTGTCGCCGTATCGCCGGGCTGGTCATCACTGCCGGCGCGGCCGAACTGATCACCGCCAGTGAAGTGACCCTGCCCTGCGACGTCACCGTGGCGCCGGCGACGGTCATTTGTGCCGGCTGCAAGCTGTCCACGCTCCTCGAGGCGCTGGACGCGCGCCGCACCGTCGGAGGTCCGGCATGAGGCTCGTCCCGATCGTCGACTGCATGAAGGCGGCCAAGCTCGGGCGGGTTTATGGCGCGCTCGAGTTCGCCGGTCTGAAGACGGCGCCAGCTCAGCTCCCGGCCCGCTTCGTCGTCCCCGAGGGCTGGGACGCCACTCCGAACAACCGCATAGGCGTCCACGACCAGAGCCTCTCCGAAACCTTCGGCGTGATCCACATGCTGCAGGCGGCCGCGCTCAACCAGGCAGCGATCGCCGACGACCTCGAGGCCGAGGAGCGCAGGACGATCGACGCCCTGGTCGGCTGGACCCACCCCGACGCCTCGCGCGCGTGTGAGGCCGTCCGCGGGCGCCTTCTGTCCGTGGACGGACATACACTCAACTGGATGACCACCTTCAGGACTGGTCGCCACATCAGGAAGGCAGCAAGCGCATGACCGACACCCCCCTCTCGACCAAGCCGCTGAGCAAGCAGACGAAGCCCGAGCTGCTCGAGACCGCAGCCGGCCTCGAGATCGAGGTGCCGGCCGACGCGACCAACCCCGCCATCATCGCGCTGATCGAGGCCGCGCTCGAGGCCCGCAAGCAGACGACGCAGGAGGAGCCGACGCGGCCGCGGCCGGTCGACCAGGCTACCGGCCGGCAGCTCGACGCGTTCGGCCTCCCCCTTTCCGGACCGGCCCGGATCCGCGCACTGACCGAGCGGGGGAAAAAGGACCCGCTCACCCATCCCGAAGACTGGACCGACAGCGCTGGCGAGCCCGCCGGCGGCGCCGAGTAAGGAGCTGCATCGATGCCCGACACCCTCAAGACGATCCTCTTCAAGAAAGAGACGACCTACGGCACCGACGCGGCGCCGACGACCGCTGCCAATGCTGTGGTCACTCGCAACTTCAGCGCGGAGCCGATCGTCGTCGACCAGCTCGAGCGGAAGCTCGACACGCCGAGTCGCGGCCGCCGCAAGTCCTCGCCCACGAACCGGCGCACCGCCTTCGGCTATGAGCTGGAGATGGCGGGATCCGGCGCCGCGGGCACGGCTGCGCCCTGGATGGAGCATCTGGAGTGCTGCGGCATGGCTGCGCCGGTCCTGACGGCGGCGACCAAGGCGGAGCAGAAGTTCGCCGCCGCGGGGGCCGCCCTGTCCGCCGGCACCTGTCATCATTGGATGGGAGGTCAGCGCGCTCGCGGGCTCGGATCGCGCGGCACGTTCGGCGTCGACTTCACGGCCGGGGCGGTGCCCTTTGCCAAGGTCGACATGCAGGCCATCCTGCCGCCGAGCCCGGCGATCGACGGCACGGCGCCGGTCGGCAACCCGGATTTCACCCGGTGGCTCGAGCCGCTCGAGGTCAATACCGCCAACACCGACTTCCTTCTGGACGGCTTCGCGGCCGTGCTGAAGCAGTTCACGCTGGACGCCAATGCCGAAGTCAAGCCGCGGAACCTGGTCGGCGCCAACTACATTCAGCGCGGCGACCACGCCATGACCGGCCGCGTCATCTGCGAAGCGCCGGCTCTCGCGTCGAAGAACTACTTCACGACGCTCGACGTCGGGACGGAGATCGCGACGCAGCTCGTCCACGGCACGGTCGCGGGCAACATCATCCAGGTCGACACCAGTTACCTCCAGATCCTGAAGATCACCAGGACCGAGGAGGACGACGTGATGATGCTGGACATCTCGGTCGGCCTCAACATCCGCAACGGGCAGGACGACCTGCTTCTGACCGCGAAGTAAGGGGGGACGATCAATTGACCTACAGAATCGTAAAGGATCGCCGGGCCTGGTGGCTGGTGAAGTGGAACAGTGTCACCGAAGAGGGGCAGATCGTCGAGAACTCGATCGAGCTGCGGTTCATCATCCATACCGAGGACGACTTCGTCCTGCTGATCGCCGAGGCGGCGGAGCTGCCTCAGAAGGCGCGGCAGAAGATCGCCGACGTGATGGCCGGCGAGCAGGACGACGAGAACCGGAAGGCCCTGGAAAGGTCTGTGCTCTCCGGGTTCTACACCGAGTTCCTGCAGAAGATCGCGACGGACTGGCGCGGAGTGTTGATGGAGAATGACGAGCCGCTCAAGTGGGAGCCGGCCAACATTCCCCTCCTCGTCAACGAGCCATCGGTCTTCAACGCCGCGATCGACGCGTACCGAGTCGTCCGCGCCGGAGGGAAGGATATCCGTTCGGGAAACTGAAGGCCGTCGCGCGCCGCTGGGCCGGCGGGCGCGGCGGCAAGCCGATCGTGGCCGATGACGCCCTCACTCAGAAGTCCGAGCTGCCCCATCGGGAGCGCGCGGACGAAGAGGATCTGGAGCTGGTCGAGGATGAGGCAAAGCCGGCCGGCCTCTTCTTCGCCCTCGACACGCAGTGGAGGCGGCACCCGATCAGCGGGAGCCGCCTCGGCCTCGACTACCTCGCCATTCCGCCCACCGCCGCCATGCTGGAGATCCCGATGAGTCCGCAGCTGCTGACCGACCTCCGCGACATGGAGCTGGCGGCGCTTAATGTGCTGGCGGCGCGGGCATGACGGATCTCGTCTTTGGGGTACGGGTCAAGGCGGACGGCAGTGGCGTCGTCGGCATGCTCAACGATACCGACACGGCGCTGAAGCGGGTAAAGGAGACCGCTGCGGATTTCGCGAGCACTGCCGGCCAGCTCGCCGGCGAGACGGCCAAGACTGGCGAGGCCGGAAAGGCGGCCGCAGCTGGCCTCAACGAGACCGACGCATCGCTCCAGAAGGTCGGGGGCTCTGCCAAAACCGCCTCCGAGGAGCTGGCTAAGGTTTCCGAGGCGTCGCAGAATGCCGGCGAGGGTGGCTCGAAGGTCGAGGCTTTCGAGGCGGCGCTGGCGAAGCTGGGCAACACTGCGAGGGGCACCGCCGGCGAGGCCGGGCAGTTCGGCGAGACGGCGCGCGGCACAAGCGAGGCCATGACCGACAGCGGCAAGGCCGCGGACACAATGGCGGAGCAGCTCAAGGCTGGCGTTGAGCCGCTGATGGACCTGGGGAAAGGAGCCGGGGAGGCCGGCGAGGGGATGGCGGCCAGCGGGAAACAGGGCCTGGCGCTGGCCGGAATGCTGGGCGGAGTCCTCGGGCTTGTCATCGGCGAGCTGGTCTCGGGCGCCCTAACGGCGCTGATCGACTCTCTTTTCGTGAGCGAGCAGGCATTCCAGGCGGCAGAGTTGGGCGCCGATGCGCTGGGCCAGGCGCAGAGCGTCCTCGGCAGCATCTTCGACATGACCTCGGGGAAGATCGAGCGGCAGAACGCACTCCTGATAGCGAATGCGCGGCTGACGGCGATCAACCTCAGGGCCGACGCGATGGCAAAGCGGGCCTCCGCGGGCGAGACGTTCAGCGACATGCAGAACGACGGAGGCGGGGTGAAAGGCGGCCTCCGTCGCTTCCTCGGCTGGTCCAGTGGGCGCGGCGACGCGGCGGATGCTGCCCAGGACGAAGCGGTCGGGAAACACATCCGGGCCATCGAGGGGGCCAAGTCCGCCGAGGAGCGCTCGAAGGCAATCGAGCGAGCGCTTCAGCAGACGGAATTCAGGGAGGCCACGTCGCGAAATACCGACGTCGTCCGGAACCTGACTGGCGTGTCGTCGAAAGATTGGCGCCAGGCGTTGATCGACACCGCCACAGCCGAGCAGAACGACATCGTCGCCGGCCTGATCGACAAGTCGCTGGATGGCGGATCGCTCGCGCCGGAGCTCCGGCGATCGGGCGGCGGCGCGAGGAAGAAGACGCCGAGGGCTCGTGGCAGCGGCGGCAAGACCGATCGCCTCGAGGAGTTCGGCGAGGACGCGGCCGACAAGATCGCGGGCATAGCCGCCCGGTTCATCGATGATGATCAGCCGAAGATCATCGGGGAAGCCAGCAAGGCCATGGCCGCGCTCGACGACCTGGTCGACGACATCCGCCGCAAGAAGCCGCTCAACATGCAAGAGCTGCTCGCCGACGCCGAGACGGCGCGAACGCAGATCCGGGCGGGCTTGATCGCCGGGATAGCGGAGCCCTTCGAGAAGTCGGAGACGCTCGCCGACAAGGCGCGAATCGCCTTCCGGGCGCTCGACCAGGTCGCAGCCGATTTCTCCAAGCAGCAGCCGCCGGGCCTCGAGGGCTTCATCCAGCAGATCGGGGAAGCCCGCCAAGCCATCCAGGACGGCCTCGATCGCCCCTATAACGAGTTCATCGAGAGCCAGGGGCAGGCGCTCGAGATCCAGCGGCTGATCACTGGCGGCCACCAGGACGAGGCCGACGCGCTCCGCATTATCATCGGCCTCGAGAAGAACGGCACGGAGCTGTCGCTCGAGCGGAAGGATGCCATCCTCGCCACGGTCCAGGCTCTCCGGGCCGAGGAGCGGCAGTTCGAGGTCAACCGCGAGAAGCAGCAGAAGTACCTCGACACCCTGGGCGACATGCGGTCGCTGGTCACCGACATCCTCTCCGGCGACCTCGAGGCGCTCGAGGACGCGCCGAAGCGCCTGATCGCCTCCTTCAAGCAGCTGCAGGGCCGGGTCCTCGAGGAGAAGCTGTTCGGCGACACGTTCCGCAAGCTTGAGGACCAAATCACCGGCGCCGACGTGGCGCAGGACGCAGCCGAGCGAATGGCCGACGCGGTGGACAAGGCTTCGGCCTCCATTCTTCGTTTGGGGTCTGCGGCGGAGAGGGCCACCGCTGGCGTGGCGGGCGGCGGCGCGACGGCGCCGGGCGGGGCTTGGGACTCGATCGCGGACGCCATGGCCGAGGGCGCTGGGGAGGGGGACATCGTCGTCACCGGCTCAAGGATCCCCAAGGACCCGGTCGCTTTCTTCGACTACACGATCGAGAAGCTCGCCAAGGGCGTCCTGGGAGAGAACGCGGCCAAGGCGATCGGCAAATATACGAGCAAGGGACTCGAGGGCGCCGCGGTCGGCGGCATGGTGGCCGGCGTCTCGAAGATGCTGGGCGTGAAGGGCTCCAATACCGGCGGCCAGATCGGCGGCGCGGTCGGGGGCTTTGCCGCGTCGGCCGTGGGGCTCCCGCCCATCGTCGGCGAAATCGTCGGCGGGCTCCTCGGCAGCGTGGTGGGCGGAATGCTCAAATCCTCAAAGGCCGGGTCCGCGACGATCGGCGTCTCGAACGGCGAGCTGGGCGTCTCCGGCACCGGCGGCAACAATGCTCAATTCAGGACGGCGGCGTCGGCCGCGGCCAACAGCATCATCGACGCCGTGCAATCGATCGCCTCGCAGCTCGGCGGTCAGGTGACCGGCGCGCCGAGCGTCTCGGTTGGAATCAAGGACGGCGCCTACCGCGTCGACACCAGCGGCCGCGGCAACGTGAAGACGAAGAAGGGGGCGATCGACTTCGGCGAGGACCAGGCGTCGGCCATCGCGTTCGCCGCCCTCGATGCGATCAAGGACGGCGTCATCTCCGGTCTGTCGGCAGCGGTCCAGAAGGCCCTCCAAAGCTCGACGGACATCAACAAGGCACTGCAGGAGGCATTGAAGGTCCAGGACCTCGAGCTGCTGCTCAGCGGCGCTGACGGGGCATTGAAGAAGGCGTTCAGGGACTTCGAGCTGGTGGCGGCCGAGCGGCGGCGGGTCGCTGCCAAGTACGGCTTCGACCTGGTCAAGCTCGAGGAGGTCAACGGGAAGCAGCGGACCGAGATCTTCGACCGCATCATCCAGAGCCAGATCGGGCAGCTGCAGAGCCTGCTCGACAGCATGAACTTCGGCGACCTCTTTGAGGGCTCGGCCGTCGACCAGCGCAAGGCGCTCCTGGTCGAGATCGCGAAGGCGGAGACGGACGCCAAGGCCGGGGTCGAGGGCGCGGGCGACAAGGTTGCCGGCCTGCGTCGCCAGCTGCTCTCCCTCAGCAAAGATGCCTTCGGCACGGCCGGGCCGGAGTTCGCCACCGATCGCGAAACCACTCGGTCGGCCGCCGAGGAGATTATCACGATCGAGAACGAGCGGATCCGCGCCGCCCAGGCCGCCGCGCTCGACACCAACAAGAAGCTCGACGCGACCAACGGCCTGCTCAACGAGGGCAACGACATCGCTGCCGAGACTCTCAACGCGATCAAGCGGCTCGAGGCCGCGGGCGCGGCCGTCGCCGCGGTCGGCGGGCGTGGCAGCGCGGGCAGCATCATCGTCGGCCGCTCCGTCAACGTGAGGCCCTATTGATGCGCGTCGTCTGGATCACGGCAACGCCGAGGGTGGCGGCGACGGGGGCGACCACAACGGTCCGCCTGGCCGGCGGGGGCGCGTCGACAGCCTTCTACCGCGGCGGCAACCACTACCGGGCGGGAGTCGTGGCCGAGCCGAGGTTCAAGGCGGAGCTGGGTTTCGACGAGAATGGCTGGACCGGCGGCACTGTGCCCACCACTGGCGCCCTCGTCTTCAAGCCCGCGCAGAGGGCGCTGCTGGACGAGCTGGGCGGGCTGCTCTGGAATGATGCCGCGGTCACCGTGGAAACCGGTCCGGAGGGAGGTCCGTACTCGACCGTTCTCACCGGCACGATCGCCAACGCCGCAGAGGCAGATCACGGCTCGGTCCTGACGTTGGTTGACCTGTCGAAAGCGGTTGACCGGCCGCTGATCACCGCTCGCTTCGCCGGCAGCGGAGGCGTTGAGGGAGGAACGGAGGCGGCCGGCCGGGTGAAGCGGCGCACCTGGGGCCGCGCCTACAACGTCGAGGGGCGAGTCCTCGACAAGGCCAACAACGTCTTCGAGTTCGGCGACCTGGCCTTTCCCTGGCAGGCGATCGACATCGTCCGCGACAAGGGCAGGGACGCCGCGCCGGCGGTGACCGTACTCGCTTGGCAGGGCTCGGTCGCCGCCACGCTTACTGCGCTGAAGGCCGCCGTCTGCGTTGGCGGCAGCGGCGTCGTCGCGCCCTCGATCTGCTGTGCGAAGTGGTGGGCGCAACCTGTCGGGCCGCTCACCGCGGACGTCCGCGGTGAGATCGGCACCGGCTACGTCGAGACGGCGCCGGAGATCGCCGCGAGGGTGGCGGCGGCCGGTGCCGGGCCGGCGATCGCCAACGTCAGCGCCATGGCGGCCGTTCGGGCGGCCGCGGCCGGCTTGCACGTCGGCGACGACAGCGAGACGACCGCCCAGGCACTAGACCGCCTCCTCCTGGGCGTGTCGCTTCTCTGGCTGCTCGAGCCGGCCGGGACCATCCGCTTGCGCGAATGGACCTTTGCGGCGCCGGTGGCCTCGCTGACATCCAGGGATGTCCGCCGGCTCCGCTCGTTTGCGCCGGTGAAGACGCGGCGGCTCGGCTATCAGCGGAGCTACCGCACCCACGGCGACGCGGAGATCTCGGCCATCCTGCAGGTGGGGGACGTCGCGGGCCTCGGAGACGTGGCGACCGAGGATTATCTGTATTTCGGCTCGCCCACTCTGAAGGAGGCGCTGGGCGGGGCAACCGCGACCCTGCTCAACTTCAAGACGCCTCTCGGCATTGCGGCGGACTTCGCCGGTCGCGGCGCCCTCGCGACGAAGAACAAAGCGGACCTGAGGTTCGACACAACCGGCTACCTGCAACTCGGCGTTGCAGCCGCTCAGATCGCGGACGAGTCCAACAGCTTCACCCTCACCAATAACAATACGGTCACTCAATTCGGCATGGCGGCGGACTTCGCCGGCCGCGGCGCCCTTGCGACGAAGAACAAGGCGGACCTGAGGTTCGATACCACCGGCTACCTGCAACTCGGCGTCGCAGCCGCTCAGATCGCGGACGACACCAACAGCTTCACCCTCACCAATAACAACACGGTGACTCAATTCGGAGTGGCGGCGGACTTCGTGGGCCGTGGCGCGTTCGCGACTCTGAATGCCGTCTCCTTGGAGGACGACGCTCGCATCACCAACAAGGGGCGCATCGCCAAGCTCAACACCGCCGGGCGGGTGTCCGACCCGCTGGTCTACAACACGCAGGCGATCATCGGCCTCACCGACGCCACCAATCTAGTCCCGGCCTACACGAACGGCGCGTCGAACGTCACAATCAACCTGCCGGGCCATGTCCGCAAGGTCGCCGGGCCGAGCGGTCCGCAGCCGCTCAGCTACGGGGCAACGCAGACGACCTGGACCCACGCCTCCCCGTGGTGGGCCTATATCGACGATGTGAACTTGGTGGGCGTGGCGACGCCCACCATCGGCATCACCGCCGACCCGAGCAACCTCCTCTATCCCGGACGCTACCGCGTCGCGGAAGGCATCACTCCAGCGGCGCCGTCCTCGGGCGGCGGCGGCGGTGGCTTCGGCGGTGGCGGCTATGGCGGCGGCGGCGGCGGCGGCCAAATCCCATGAGGAGCGAGACATGAGCCTCAAAAGCATCGCCCGTCCGAACGGGCAGGGCGCCCATTACCAGTTTTTCGAGATGGCAAGCGGCCGCAAGGTGAAGGCGCAGATCGGCTTCGGACGGCCGGGCGCGGTGAAAGCGCCGGACGGAGAGACGGACGTGCAGAGCGGCCAGTTCGCCCTAAGCGTCTCCGTCTCGCCGGTGGACGAGCAAGGCCAAGCGCTCCGCGCCGAGGACGGACTGCCGATCGTGGACTCGATCGGCCGCACCTTCACGGCGGCGGACGCGGCAGCCGAGGACTTCGACCTGGAGAAGGAGGCGGCAGCGCTGATCGTCGCCCGAGCCGCAAGCGTCGATAGAATCGTCGCCGCAGCCGAGAAGGCGAAGGCGCTGCGCGATGGGTGGAGCGGAGCGCCGGTGAAGCTGCCGTTCGAGAAGCTGAAGAGGGAGGAGTGAACCCAATGAAGATCTACAACGACCTTGCAGAGCCGAGCCGCGATCTTAACGCCTTGCTTCGCGAAAGCTGGGGTCAGCTGCCCGAGGAGGTGCGCACCGAAGTCGCCCGCTGGGACGGGCCGGGACACAACAATCAGGACCGGAACGCCGCCATCCTGGAGGCGATGTGGGCGCAACGCACCCACCCCGGCATCGCACTTCCGGCCGCCCAAGAAGTGATGGCCGGCATTGCCCTCTTCTACGACCGCGAGCTGGGGCTTCTCTTCTTCCGCGACGGTCGCGGCGAGAAGATGGCGAACGCCCTCCGCCGAGACATGGGCGAGCCCGGCTACGTTCAGCCTGAGCAGGAGGACCCGGATCCTCTGCCGCAGTTCGCGCCGGCCGCCGCTGGCTCCGGAGGAGCGCCGTCGTCCCCATGACCGTCGATCTGGAATTTGCCCGCTGGCTGAAGGAAGGCGTCAAGTTCGCGTCGGCGGATGACGCTGGCGTGGCGGCGAAGTTCGGCGCCCTCGGGCGATCCACGGAGATCCAGAGCCCGCTCGCCCTCCTCGCCGGCGCCACTGCCGAGGCCGCGCGCCAGGTCGCCTTCCTCGCCGGGCCGCTCGTGGTCGACACTCACCTGGTCGACGGCCTCCGCGCGGATCTGCTGGGTCAGCCGGTCACCATCCAGGCGGACCGGCTTGGCTATGACGCCGGCGTCGTTGTCTTCGTCATCGGCGTCGAGGAGCTGGCGGCCGTCGACCAGACCACCCTGACCGTTCTGAGGAAGCTGACATGATCATCGCGCGGGGTCTCCCGATCGCCGCGACGCCGACCGTAGGCGGCACCGGCGCCGCCAACCTTCTCACTCCGAGCCCGAAGGAGGTTTGGGCGACGGGTGTGGCGGGCCAGTACCCGATCGACATCGACCTGGGCGCCGCCCAGGATGTGGACACCTTCTTCCTCGGCTTCACGAACGCGGCGGCAGGCGCGACCTGGGGGATAGAGAAGGCAACCGGCCTCGGCACCGGCTTGACCTCTATCATGCCGGCCGGGACGTTGATGCGGGCGGCCGATAGCCTCGGGCCGCGCCACCATGCGCTGGCCTTCCTCCCCGTGCCGGTGAACAGCCGCTACTTCAGGATCACCCCGACACAAGCTGGTGTGACCCCGATGCAGGCAGGGATCCTGATGCTCGCGAAAGCCTTCGTCTGGCCCTATGAGTTCGGCTCTGGCCGGGAGCCGATCGACACCAGCGCGGTTGACGAGCTGCGCGATGGCGGCTTTGGTATCGGCGAGGGCGTTGTGAAGGCCCGCCTCGAGTGGACCTTCGTCGACCTCACCGCGGTGATGCGCCGGGCGCTGTGGGCGATCACCTGGGGCGTGGGCAAGAGCAAGCCCATCCTGGTCGTCGAGCAGACCGGCGAGACGGCAGGGCTGAACGAAGAGATCCACTACGGCCTCTTCGAGCGTTTCGAGCCCTACCAGCGCCAAGCGCCCGAGATGACGCGCTGGGCGCTCTCCATGAAAGAGTGGCTCTAGATGTCCGCCAGCGGACAGAGCGCCGGCGGCCTGATCGGCGCGACAACCGAGACTTCGGGGAAGGGTCCCCTTGCGAAGGTCGGTGGAGGCCATCAGAATGGATAGCGGAGACACCAAACCCGCCGTAACCGCAGGGCCTCCACCGACTGCCGACCCGCAGGACCCGCTTCCCGAGAGCAACTGGCTCTACCGCCGCATCCTGATCTTCGCCGGCGTTGCCTCGTGCGCGATCGGCCTCGGCATCATCATCGCGATCTTCCACGGCATCGCCACGAGGGCGCTGGCCTCGGCCGACTCCGCCAACGGCGCTCAGATCACCCTTCATGCGATCGAGGCCCTCTATAACCTCGGCTTTTGGCTGGTCATCATCGTCCTGGTCAACTTGACCCTTTACCTGATCGCCCCCTCGGCCGAGCAGGCCACGAAGATGCTGGCGACGGTTCAGGCGCTCAAGGGCGGCGTGACGTTCGCCTCGAGGTCCGCGATCGCAACGCCCACGGCGCGAGCTGAGACGGCCTCGATCGCGGGCGTTGGCGCTGAGGCGCCCAAGGCGGCCCCTGTAGCCGCCCCAGCGCCTGCCGCGGCCGCTGAGCCGGTTCCGGTGCCCGGCACGGCGCCTGCGCCTGCGGAGGCCGCCCCGGCGGCCCTTGTGGTCTCCGAGCCGGCTCCGGCGCGCGAGGTCACCACTGGCGTTCCCGCGGCCGCGCCGGCACATGCCCTCGCGATGATCGCGGCGCCGGTCGGACCCGTTCCGCGGGTGGTCGAGCTGCTGAGCGTCGAGGTCCTGAAGGCTGGCTGTCCCGAGACGCCGATCGAGAAGCTCGCGCTCTGGCTTCCGGCGATCAAAGACGCCTGCCACCGCTACGAGATCAACACCGTCCGCCGCGTGGCGGCTTTCGTCGCTCAGATGGCCCATGAGAGCCAGGGCTTCACCAAGTCGGGCGAGAACCTGAACTACACGACGGCAGCTCGCCTTCGGGCCGTCTTCCCGAAGTATTTCCGCACGCTCGACGCGGCCAAGCCCTGCCTCCGCAGCCCGGAGAAGCTGGCGAACCGAGTCTACGCCTCGCGGATGGGCAACGGGAACGAAGCGAGCGGCGACGGCTACCGTTTTCGCGGCGGCGGCCCGCTGCAGCTGACCGGCCGCAACAACTGGACCGGCTTCGCGAAGGCGATGGGCCTCTCGGTCGAGGCGGCGTTGTCCTACGGCCGCACGATCGCCGGGGGCGTCATGGCCGCGGCCTGGTTCTGGGAGTCCAACGACCTCAACCGGCTCGCGGACACGCCCGGCGTCGCCGACGAGAGCAAGCGGGTCAACGGCGGCACCAACGGCCTCGAGGACCGCAAGCGGCGCTTCGACGCCCTGGTCGCCAAGCTGCTCGCCGTGGGGGCCTGGCCGATGATCTTCCGCCCGATCCGCCTCACCGAAGGAGCCTTCAAATGAGCAACGGCAACGCCTTCCTCCTCGCGGTCCTGTTCATCGGACTTCCGGCCCTCGCCCTGTTCGGCCTGAGATGGAAGCGCGGCAAGGAGAGGTCCGCGTCGACCTGCGGCACCAAGGCGCATCCCGGCGGCACGATCGAGGCCCTTGCCTGGTTCGTTGGCCCGGTCCTGTCGAAGCGCCAGGGCGGCAACAAGTCGCCGGGGATGCCGGCCCATCCGGCGCCGGACATCCCCGGCTTCGGCTTCGACTTCCCGATTGGCGTCGACCTTCCCCTGCGGAGCGGGCCGAAGGTCGACTACGTCACGTTCAGGCATGGCCCGCTGACAGGCAAGCGCCAGATTCGGATGCGCTACCGGCTCGAGAAGGCCGCCGACGTCGATGTCCTCGCCGTCCCCGAGGTCGACGCCACCAACCGCTACCAGGCTTCGATGACGCTCTACTTCCAGCAGGAAGGCGACAACTGGACCGCCAGCGGCAAGTACGAAGCCTACCGCTGGTATGCCACCCAGAACGGCGGCTCCGTCGTCCTCGAGGCCGGCGAGCATGAGCTGGTCGTCCCGCTCGACGCCGGCTGGACCGCGACCCAGACGTCGACCACGGCGAGCAATCCGAAAGGCTTCGCTGCGGCCAAGGACAACGCCTGCTGCGTCGGCTTCGTCTTCGGCGGCAACGAGGTCGGCTACGGCCACGGCGCGCGGGCGACCGGCCCGGCCCGGCTGGTCGTCACCGACTTCAGGGTCGAGTGACCCGCGTGGCTGGGTACTCGCTTTCCAATCGCACGATCCGGCGCGCGACGATCATCGTTGGCGGCTTGGCGATGGTCGCCGTCCTCGCGCTCGTCGGCGTCGTGGTGTCCTGAGAGGAGAGAAGTAGCCATGCCCGCCCGCCTGACAATCAAGATCGTCCTCGGCCTGGTCGCCGCGGCCCTGCTCGCCCTGGTCGTCTTTGGCGGCCCGGCGCTGATCCAGAATCTGCTGAGCGCCAAGAAGGAGGCGCGGATCGCGAAGGGGCAGGGGAAGGCGATGACCAAGTCGGCCGGTGAGGTCGGCAACACCATGAGCAATGTGATGGCCGCCTCGGAGGCCATCGATGAAACCGTCGAGGAGGGAACCGATGCGATCGACAAGGCTGAGGCTGGCAATAGCAACGATGCCGCTGACCGTGCTGTCTGCGGGATGCGTTCGTACCGTGACAGCGAACGATGTGCCGCCCTGCGAGGAGCTAATCCCCGCGTCGCTGCTGGCGAGGACGCCGCCGGCCGACCCGCCCGAAAGCGCGAAGCTCGCTGACGGCCACGACGACGCGCGGCCCTGGCAGCGGGGCTTTGTCGCGCAGACCGGCCAGCTCGAGAAGGCGGACGACAAGAAGGACGGCGTCGTCCACATCGTCACCACCTGCCTCGTCCAGCACCGCAAGGCGCTGAAGAAGTCCAACCGCGGCTTCGTCGGCCGGCTGCTGAGCGCGGCCGAGGTCGAGCGGGCGTTGCAGGGGCGCAGCCCGGCCTACCGTGCCGCCTTCGCCCAGCGCCTCGCCGCCTATCGCCGGGACTTCCGCTCGGCCGCCCAGGACGGCGGCCAGGCCGCCGGGCTCGCTGACTGATGGCCGACGCCGGCGCCATTGCGGATGAGGTGAACGGCGGCAAGAGGATTGTCGCGGTCCTCGAGTCCATGTGGGACTGGCGGCAAATGACGAGCGGAGCGGGGTACAAAGAGGCGCCCCGCTCCTTTCGCATCAACCCCGACAACTACAGCGGGAAGCGGCTGTACCGCATTGTCGGCCGCGGCGCTGATCTGCTCGTCACCAACGCATGCCGGGAACTCTGCGGCTCCGCCAGCCATCATGGGACGCCCGACCCGGCGTGGTTGCGCGAGAACCTGGAGCTGCTCGCCCCGTTCTCCCTGCTGCTCGTCTGCGGCAAGGTCGCACAGGCGACATACGCCAGCAGCGGCTACGAGTTCGGGCCGAAGATCGACATGCCGCACCCGGCGGCGAGGATGTGGACGAACGCCATGATCGAGGCCGTGGCGGCGCGGGTCCACGAGGCGCTGTAG